CCAGTATGAGTATAGGTCAAGACATGCCAGTGCAAAGCACGCCAGAGGAAGCGGCGGATAGGCTATCACTTTACCTGTTAGCGCTATCAAAGGCGGTTAAAGGTAAAAACATTAAGCATATCAATATGGACAAAATGTTTGAAACTGTGCACAAGAAGTAAGCCAACCCTAATCAACCAAACCCGCACTTAGCGGGTTTTTTATTGCTTATTTTCTGATAGGTGGTTGACAGCATTAACGCATGTGATATTATTAATATCGTCAATAACAAAGGAGATAATAATGGAAGAGTTAGTACTAGTAGAGAATTGGCTATCACTTGATGAGTCACCATTAAGAACTAAAGCTATTGAGAATCTAGCCAACGAGCTAGGCACCACGATGAATACCGTCTACAGATGGTTAAGGTCTGGAGATGTGTTTATCAGTGAGCAAGAGGGGGCAATGATTGCGTACAAGATGATTAACTTTAAAGAAAAAGCATAAAAAAGCCCCGCGACAACGAGGCAATTTAGGAGATCCAAATGAACAATTTAATTGTAACACAAGGCAAAACAACAAGCAGCTTTGACTTTCACGAGAAAATAAACGAGCTCAGAGAGTCTTGCGGCGAATCTAGAGTTAGGCACAACGACTTTCTTGTAAGGATATCGGATGAAATTGAAGATTTAGGGGCTTACGAAACTTTCGTACACCCACAGAATAACCAGCCAATAAAATTCTACAACCTGAATCACGATCAAATGCTTTTGGTTGGAATGAGGGAGTCCAAGTCAGTTAGAAGAAAGGTTTTGGAGTGGCTTAAAAATATTGGTCAGTTCCAGATACCTCAAACATACGGCGATGCACTACAACTTTGCGCAGACCAAGCCAAACAGCTTGAGCTAAACGCACCAAAAGTAGCATTTGTAGAGAGCCTTGTTGAGCGCGACAACCTAATGACAGCAACTCAGGTTGGGCAGAAGCACAAGCTAAGTGCAATTAAGCTCAATAGGATTCTAACTGAGCTTAAGGTGTATAACGGAGCCGTGAAGCGCTGCAAGGTGTTTCAGCAATGGTTTATTGATAAAGGCTATGGCGAAATGAAGAAAACAGAGCTTGGTTATGATCAACCATTATTTACCAACGCTGGCGAGATTTGGATCAACGAGAAGCTTATCAATGAAGGGGTTGTGTAATGTCAGCTAAATACACTTTCTTAGCTTGGGACACGCCAGTTAAAGACGCTTCAACAAAGCTCGCGCTTCTTCAGTTGGCCAACAATGCAGATGATAACGGGTTCAGCTACTACTCAATATCAAAAATGGCTAACGCTTGCGATATGAGTGATAGAAACTTTATGAGAAAGATTAAAACTCTTGAAGAAATGAAAGTGCTAACTGTTGAGCGTAGAGCAAACAGGCCATCACTTTACACTTTAGTTGGAGATGAAATGGGGGTGACAATTTGTCACTTACAAAGCTCTGAGGTGACAGGTTGTCATGCTGAGGTGACAGGTTGTCATGCTGAGGGTGACAAGTTGTCACACGATCCTATCAGTACTCCTATCACTTCTCCTGAAAGTATTTATATGTGCGAAAAAACTTTGGAGCAAGGTTTTGATATTTTCTATTCAGCAGGTCTGCCAAAGAAATCTAAGGTTAAGGCTTTAGCTAAGTTTAAATCTCTTGCTAAGCAGATGAAGGCAGATCCAATTGAATTTGGCCAGCTTCTATCACAAGACATACAAACCCGCATTGCAAAGCAGCAGTTCGGCATTGATAAGCTTCACCCCTCGACATACCTAAACAACCAAAGGTGGACAGATGAGCACGAAACCAACAATGGACAGCTTACGCCAACTGGTAAGCAATCAGCGTCAGAACGTATCGCAGCAAGAAACAACGCGAAATACGGAGAGCAGCCAGGCTGCGGATTGGGTATGGCAGAGGGCGGCGGAGATTTACGGGGAACAATGGGTGAGAGAGAATGGAGAGACTCCATCTCTTATGTGGAATCTAGCCCTGAACAAGATAGATCAATCGACTGTGAAGAATGGCGTGAAGCAGATAATTGAGCAGCGCATTGCATGGCCGCCAAACCTGCCTAAGTTTCTTGAGCTGGCAAGCGGCATTGATACCGATGAAGTTTACGATCACATGATTAAGCGAGGCAAGCCGCGTAACCAGGTTGAGGTCAAAGTCTGGAGTGATTGCGCTTTCAACTGTAGAAGCATTGCAGAAGATAAATCACGGGCTTTATTCAAAAAGGTTTATATGCGATGGCATGAAAGAAGCGAGCGAGGAGAGATGCCACCAGAAGGCCAGAAGGCACTACCAAAGGTTAGAGCTGATAAAGATAGCGATCACATGGTTGAAGACCGAATTAGAAGCAACAAACCTAAAACCAAATTAGAGCAGCGTATTGACGCGCTAAGGAATAAAAAATGATTATTAACGTAGGCGATGAATTCGAGATGGTATACCCATTTCAGATTATTGAAAACATTACAGGCAATCGCTACGAGCCAGAAATAATGGAAAATTGGTACGCTGGATGCAAAGTAACAGAGGAGGAGGACGGTTCTGGTTATGGATATGAAAGGCACTTCACCGCCAACGGTGAGGGCAAAGTTATCTATAAGGTTTTGGCTATTGTTGAAATGCCTCAAAAATACATTGATAGAGTTGTATTTCTAAGGAGTCTTATAGATCCAGATGGCAGCAAGTATAGCAAAGGTGAAGTTAGAACTTTAACGAAAACCCTATTCGATAGGGACATAAAGTCAATAACCCCATTTAAACCAGATTACGAGGTTGAATGATGGCTGAAACAATACAAGAGCGACTACACCGACTTGCTAACGCTGGTCGCAAAGCTCCAGAGAAGCCCAAGATGGAGTTTAAAATGCCAGTTGATACCATTGAGCCACCGAAAGGTAAAGGCTACTTAGATAAGCTGCTAGACGCTGTAGACGTTAAAGCTATAGGGAGGGTTAGATGATTATAAAATATAGAAACGTAACCGAATTTGCCATGAAGTATATTTGCGAAAGGTTTAGCAAGGGTGACAAGCTTTTACCGCAGGATGACGGCTGCGCAATAACTGGCATATCCAGAGGAACTTGGCGCGAGGCGGTGGCTAGATTAAACGCAAAGGGTGTTATCTCTATGAGTCACGGCAAGCCTAGTGTTATTAGCGTTGATCCACTTTCATCAGAAGAACATTACTAAGGGGTGATTTATGGAAGCATGGAAACCGATGCACAATGTTATGGCAGATGTTGAGATTCTAGAATATGCGTTTAACGGTGTTGAGTATTCTATTGCCGCTAGCACTGTAAGTATCGATGGAGAGTTGGCAGCAACGATAGCCGACCAAGCAATAATGCAAATGCTGTGTGATAACGATTAAGTGGTCGGAGCAGTGTTTAGAGTGATCGGTGATACAGTCTATAAAAATTAAGGAGATTGTTATGAGTAGATATAGAGATGCAGGAAGAGAGTTTAATAGAGGCGTGCTGATGTTCGTAGTCATGGGTAGGCAAGCAGCAAGGGACGCTATAAATCCATACTCACCTAAAAGCAATCCGAAGAGGTTTCACGCTTGGTCAGCTGGTCATTTTGATAAGTGGGGCAGAGTATGAGCGAGAATAAGAAATCAATTCAATACTTAGCAGAGAAAGCTATCTCTGAAGGTTGTGAAACGTTTACCCATGTTACGCCATGCAGAAGGTGTAAAACCTTTGAGCGTTCCTCTAGAGGTCGTAGCGGTTGTGTTAAGTGCGCCAAGGTAGCCAAGAAGTTTTACCAGAAAAGCAAAGTTAAGGGTGACTTCACGCCGGTTATGCTTATGAGCGCTAAGTATTTGAGTGCTGCGCTATGAAGTCGATTCCGCTAACTGAGTCGGTACGGCAATCTGTGATTGATAATATCGACTACGCAATAGCGAAAGGTGGAAGTAATGGGTGATTTAGATCTAGAGAGGGCGCTTCATTTTCTTAAACTTAAATCTGATGAGTATGCAAAGGCTCGAGCCCAATGTGATTACCTAAAGGAGTTTAGAAAATGTAAAAAGGCGCTACTGATTAACCAAGCTGAGTTAAATGGGCGCAAGACGCAGCAGGAACGTGAGAGCTACGCTTATTCTCACGATGAATATATCGAGGTCTTGGAGGGTATAAAAGACTCTCAGGAGGTCGCTGAGAAGCTTAGGCTTATGGTTAAGGCTGCTGAGCTTCAGATAGATATTTGGAAAACTAACCAGATGAAAATTATGGCTGAAATGAAATTAAGATAGATGTACAATAAATGCGTGCCTACCTTTAGCGGGGGAAAAGTTGGATTCGTTACCCAATCTGGCGCACAAACTTCTCAGTAACGATTGACCACTAACGAGGTTATTATGAACGATTTCCCAATTATACCAGCAACAAAATTATCAATATCACAAAGGACTCTTGTTTTTGGAGTTGGAATAAATGACTCGGACTACGCAACATCTGCAAATGTTGGAGGTTTAAGGGTTGTTTGCCCAGTGTACAGGAAATGGCGAGATATGCTTATGCGCTGTTACTCTGCTAGATATCAGGAAAAGTACCCGTCTTACGCTGGATGCTATGTTGTTGATGAGTGGTTAACATTCTCCAACTTCAGTGATTGGATGGTTTCAAATGATTACGAAGGGCTTGAGTTGGACAAAGACATACTTTTTTGTGGAAACAAGGTTTATAGCCCTAGTACTTGTGTATTTGTAAAAATGAAAATAAATAGACTTCTGAATAATCACCGTGTCGGCAGAGGCGGAATGATGCTTGGTGTAAGTAAGTCTTACGGTAGATTCAAATCTAGCTGCAGATCTGACGGAAAGACCGTTTACTTAGGCAGGTTTGATAGTGAGATTGAAGCGCATGACGCATACAAGGAGTTCAAATACTCTATTATAAAAAAGCTATCCGACGGCGAAAGTGAACAAATAAAGTCGGCGCTTCTTCGGTATGTTATACCAAAATACTAAACACAAAGCGTAAGCATCATTTATCGAATGGGTTTATGCGTTTGGTACAAATTCAGGTGTTAACTGGACTAAATTATAATAAGGATTGAGTGATGAAAAATAAAAGAGTTCTAAATTTATACGCTGGGCTTGGCGGCAATAGAAAGCTGTGGGATGACTGCGAGGTCACTGCGATAGAGCGCGACCCAAAGATTGCTGCAGTTTATCAAGAATTACACCCTGATGATGTGGTTATTGTTTGTGATGCCAGACAATACCTGCTAGAGCATTACCAAGAGTTTTATTTTATATGGTCATCACCAAAGTGCCAAGCTAACACAAAAATGATTCGTAGCGGTCGCAACAGAAAACCACTTTATCCTGACTTAAGATGCTATGAGCAAGCTATATTTCTAAAGCATAATTTTAAAGGGAAGTGGGTTGTTGAAAATGTTAAACCTTATTATCAACCATTGATTGAGCCTCAGTACATTGGGAGGCATGCTTTCTGGTCCAATTTTGAAATACCACAGATGGATGATGAGCCTAAGTTTAAAAACTTCATCAATCGTCAGAATTTAAGCGATAAGCAAGATTTAATGGATTGGCTAGGTATTCACTATGATAAAAATATTTACTACGAAGGGAATCACTGTCCAACGCAAATACTTAGGAATTGCGTTCACCCATCAGTAGGGCTTCATGTATTTAATGCTGCGCTAACTGGTCAGAGCAGTGATTAGATTAAACCGTGTTAACGTGGGTAAAAATTAAGGATAGAGTGATGTTAATAAAGATAGTTCCAGACTGCTCAATTAAAATTAGCAGTGAAGATATTGAAAGTGTTGAAACTGAAACTGTTACAACTAAGTATTCTTGCATAGCGATAATATTCACTATGAAAAACGGGAAAGTGTACAGGGATGAATTTCAAACAATGGAAGAATTTAGAGAGTTTAGCATGCGCTACAAGCTAAATCTGCACTGAAAATTAAGGAGAGAGTGATGCGATTAGATAACGAAGAAGAGCAGAATGGTCAATCATCATTGGTGTTGCTGGTTGTGGCTGGAGTGGTTTTGGTTATTGGTTTAGTCATTAAGACGGTGGTTTTATGATGGAATACCGACAAAGACTATACGATGCTATTAAGGCTCGTAATGGCGAATGGGTTAACGCTGAAGTGTTATCACAAGAGTTGAAGGTTGACAGGAAGAGCTTGCTATATACTATGCGATGTATCATTAATCACAAAGAGTTCCCAGGTTTAAAGCGTAAATGTAAGCGGTCGACTGAAAAGATGGCCTACAATTCACAAAAAGCGGTTTACGATATTTCATACAGATATGAGGTGTAAAATGGCTCAACTATCAGCTGTTACAATTAGACGCATTAAGAATGAAGGATACAGGGCGCGTGAAGATGGTAAGTGTAAGTGTGACAATCCTTACTCATGTAATCAGAATAAGTCACTATTATGGCTTGCTGCGTTTGATAGCGGTACACCTAACAAGTTTGAGGAATTAAGATAATGACAGAGTACATAATTCACTGTTCAGATGCGCCTAACGGAAGAAAAGACACCGCAGCTGACATTCATCGATGGCATAAAGAGCGCGGGTGGGATGGTATAGGGTATCACTACTTTATCACTGTTGATGGTCATATTGAGTGTGGTCGCCCAGAGTATTGGGTTGGTGCACATTGCCTCGGTCACAATGAGAAGATCGGAGTGTGCTTAGCTGGCAAAGATAAGTTCACTAATTGCCAGCAGCAAGCGCTTAAGTTACTTATCAATCACGACGCAACTAGCGTAAGGGGGCATTACCAATATGACAAAGGCAAAACTTGCCCTAACTTTAATGTTGAGCATTGGTTTTATAACGGTGGCGATTGGCCGCTCCTGGAGGTTTAGATGTGGGATTTAATAAAAAAGGTATTCGGCTTTCAAGGTGTAAGCGATACCGCACTAAAGATTGTTGAGAAAATCAGCGGCACTGATTGGACTGCCAAAGAGAAAGCTCAGTATGTATTAGACTATCAGAACGCGACCAAGCACCAGTCACCAGCAAGGCGCTTTATTGCTATGTGCGTATGCTTCGTATGGATAGTATTGATTCTAACTTGGTTGGTAGCATCTATTATCGGAAGGTTTGCATATGATACAACGCTAAACGCCGGCACTGTGTTAGCTGCTGATGTTAGCGCATTTATGGATTTGAATATAACAAACCCGTTTAATATCATCCTGGCGTTTTACTTTACCACTCAGATTTTAAACGGGCTTAAGAATTGAAAATTATAAGCGTCGAGATTTGTTTAAATTACGGCGCTACATTGCCCATTGATTTCCATGTACCTGGTGTTCCAGCTGTAACGCACATCCATCCGAAAACCCCACCAGCAACAACGGAGGTGTTGTAAACAACGCTTCCTCTAGCCCAAGCCCCAGTCACTGGAATAGCTGGAAGCCAATATATTTTATTCTGCCCCACACCAATACCAATAACTGCGGAATTACCGAGTTGCACGGTGTTATCCTCTGTCGTAAACGCCCCTCTGCCGATTGCAGTGGTGTTTACTGCGTCAACCTTTTGTGAGCCTGTAAACCCAGACTGATACCCGATAAATGTATTTTCTGTTCCAGATGTTACGTTGTAACCTGAAAACCCGCCTATAGCTGTATTACTGCCACCAACCGCAGAGAACAGGGAGTTATCACCAATAGCTGTATTATATGCGCCTGAGACGTTGTTATATAGGGCAGTGAATCCCACAGCTAAATTGTTAGAGCCGTCTATATTTTTAAACGCCGCCTGATCACCTATGGCTGTAATTTTTGCCCCTGTAGTGTTAGATCTTGCAGCTCTAAAACCAACTGCTGTAACATTTGTCCCAGTTGTGTTATCTCTGGCCGCTTCCGCCCCTAGGGCGGTGTTTGCGTCTGGGCCATCCTGATCTCGAAGGGCGTCTTTACCGTATGCACAGTTGTTATTCCCAGATGTTGCGGCCTGAAATACGTTATAGCCACATACTGTATTCCCAGTGGAGTTATCTAAATTCAAACCAGCATACTGACCAATTGCGGTGTTGAAATTGTTGTGCAAACCATACTCCAATGCGTCAATTCCAAGTGCAGTGTTATAAGTTCCATCGGTGTTGAAGCCAAGCGCATTTTGCCCTAGCGCTAAGTTATGATCGCCAACGGTATTCTTAGCTAGAGCGTCAACACCGACAGCCGTGTTTCTGTTGCCTGAGGTGTTATCTCTCATAGATTGAACGCCAACAGCTAAGTTGTCAAAACCTGTAGTGTTAAATTGCAACGTCTTAAATCCATAAGCGGTGTTATTGTACCCCGATGTATTCTCTGTGTAAGAGCTAAGCCCTGATGTCGTGTTGTTTACTGCCGACCCGATCGCTACTGATGATTCTATAAGCTCAAAATTAGCTATAGTCATCGGTATAGAGATTGTTTTCACCTCATAAAGTCCAACCTTGTTAACAAAATACTTTCTACCTACAGCGTGGCCAGTGAAAGCTATCATTGCGGTCTCATCATTAAAGCGTCTAGTCATAACACCATCTAAATCACTAGGGTCAGTTAATCCGCTTAACGCCTGTAGAGAGTTAGAGTTATAAGACTGCAGATTACTATCTGAAGCTGGGCTTGGGTAGGTTGTGAAATCAGTCTGATAAGGTAGTGGCGTTGATGGCTTTGCTTTCCATTGCGTTGGCGTCCCGCTTCTATCTAAAACAACGTATTCATTGTATTGAGTTATCTGCGGGCTACTTTCGTAATCTCCATTATCAATGCCGCCAGCATTGCTAACAGCTTGACTTACTCTAGAGTCAAATCCTGTAATAGTTGATTTGGTTTGCCCTTCTGGTGTCTGGAACGTTTCCGCTGCAGACTCCATGAACTCTGTTTCAGAATCAGAGTTTTCTTTAAACCTTAATGCGTCTGCCTTTGTTGGGTAGCCTTCACAAGCCATATTGATCACCTTATTGAGTTAGTTTGAAAACATTTTATCATTTTCGTAGTATTTGGGCGAATAGTTGATACCGCTAAGGGTTCTTGTCTGTAATCCCCTACTGTTTTTAGCTTGAATATCTAACACCAGCATTGGCAAAGCTTCTCGTGAGTTATCGCTAGCGAATGTAAAAGTTGTCTTTTCTCGCTTGTATCCGACGTAAATAGGATCGCTTGGAAGCTCAGATAAAACAACGTGGTAAGGAGTCGCTCCAGCGGTGCAGCTAATTGCCTCTAAAAGGTTGCCGTATTTATCCGTAAATCTTATTGAGTGGGTTTCTCCAGAAGTGAAAACCACCGGTTGAGATAGTAAAGCGGTAAACCCGTTTATATCCTGCACCATGCCATCATAGATATTATAGTAATTGGTGTTATTTTCACGTTTACTTATTCTGGTTCCGTCTACATTATCAACTCGCTCACCTGGCACTGTTAGCCTTCCGATTCCGTCAGCATCAAAGGACATATTAACCCTTGAATACTTAATGTAGTTAAGCTCTCTATATGCTCTTGTAGTCGCCTGAATGTTATTCACAGCTCCTGATAGCTCAATTTTAAGCCTATTAGTTGAATCGATACCGTTAACGTGAAGTATCACGGTTTCAAAGGTGCCGGTGTTGTTATCTCTATATGTAAGCTCTACACCATCGTTATTATCTTTAGCTGAGAACCTTCTATCGCGCTTATCGCTTCCTACAATCTTATTGCGGTGCGTAAATTGCTTAGATGATACTGTGCGCTCAATATCTGGATAAACCTTGTATACGGCGTCCTGAGCGTATGCCTTACAGTTGACAGCGTTCCATAAAAGATTAAACGAATCCTGAAATCTTAAAGTTGTTGAGTCTAGGTTATAACCAACTTCAATGTATTGATCGTTGCCGTAATACGCCTTTAACTGTTCCTGAACAGATAACAATAAATCAGCATCAATATCATCTAGTGTTAGCCTGCCGTTAAGCGGGTCTAAAGCAAGCGCAATAGACACCTCTGCAACTGTTGACGCGGGAACTTCAGCGCCAAACTGACCATTACCAATATATGGGGTTATGTATCTGGTTAAGTCCATATTTACTTGCCTAGCTTTAACGCCTTGCGATGCGGTATTGCTTTGCACTGCAACTTGAGCAATTGATGAGTTATCTGGAGCGGTTGGCCCTACATTATTTATAAAGTAGAGATCACGCCATACAATTTGGTCAACGTTTGAAATGTTGTCGCTTTTGTCTCTTGCTGTAGTCCTAACACATGATATTTTTGCGTAATCATACGGGTTATCTATATCTAATGTTTGCGCAGCTTGAGCAGTTGTTTTATTTGAGTTTGTTGTATAAGTAATATTTGTTGTGATTGATGGCCCTAAAGGCAAACCATCAGAATCAGTCTCTTCAACAACAACCCTTACGCCCGCCTCGATGTATATTTCATTATTCCTATCAAGTTTGTAAAATCCACTCGACGATACAAAGTTAACCGTGATTGAATCCACATCTGTAGGTACTGTGAACGGGCCTATTGTTCCATCGAAAGGAAACCCAACAACTGGAGAGTAAAAGTTTGTGCTAACTGTAACATTTTCAGTTAAACCTACATCCCCGTACCATGTACCAACCGTTACATCGTCATCAAATGTATAGAAGTTAACCGCAACAAACCCTATAGCTCTGTATGCGATTGTTGGTACCACGTAGCCAGACATTAACGCCCAAGACGCTAATACATTAGCAGGCGCGGATGCTGGTATATCAACGGTTATCTCTGTTGGTGTAACTGCTGTTACCAAGTATTGAATTGACTTGCTGTCTCCGATATCAATAGGATCTTTTAGCGCGTCAAAGTCTTTACTTATCGTTCCGCCTCCGCCGCCATCGCCGTAAAGCGTTACCGTCCCGTCTGGCTCGAAGTAGTTCATTTCGTCCATAGTTAAGATGTCGCCAGCAGTGAAGTAATCAGTTAAATCAAACCCACTTGGCGCACTTTGAGCAACTAGAGAGCCTACGGATCCAGTCCCAGTAAGCGACCATACGACTAAATCTGTATCTAGATCATTTGGTGGTAACAGTTCAGCAGGGTTAAGCTCCTTAGATTGGAATACATTGTTTAAATCTCTGTCTATTAAGCCGCCTATAACTAGGTCTGGAGAGTCTCCGTTATTTGGGTGTTTGAATGGCCACCAAGAGTTATATTTTGAGTCTATTAAGAATTTAAATGGCGTGTCACCGTCTGCAACGTTTTCTTGAAGTAGTTTGCCATCGCCAAGGTTTAGCGCAAAATGCTCGGTCTCAACGTTATTCTCGAATCTAAAGTGTGGAACCTGCAGTAAATCAGGAGAGGCTTTGCCCACCTTTCCCCAAATATCAGCGTTACGCGCGTTAAGGTTTATTGAGTTGTCACGGCCGCCTAATGAATTAGTTGTGCTTGACTGGCTTCTTTCTGAGTTATCAGGGGCTTTTGGTGTTGGGCTTAATAATACAACAGCAACAGATACCAGTGCAGAAATAATCAAAGGGATCCAAGTTTCTGGGCCTTTAGCTGGGTTAAGGCATATTAGATCACAGTTAGACATCTTAGCATCGATAAGCGCTTGTACGTCTTCAGTTATATCTGATGATTCTGAAGCTTGCTCCTTATAAAGCCTAAATCCATTATGAAACAGCTCTATATTGTCGCGCATAAAATCATGAGCGGATTCAGCTTTAACTGTCTCGTAATCATCGATATCTCTAAATAGCTTTATTGTGATCATAAAACCTAACCCTTTTATATTCTGCGTTTATTGTTCCGATATCGCTTATTATAACACTACCCGCGCCAGAGTTAGGCTTGTAGTTATGTGTTACACCATAGTTCTCATAAACGCCAAGATGTAAGCCGCCAGTTTTTTGACTCATTACAACCATACACCCGTCAACAGGTTTAAATATTTCGGTGAAGTCAGACCTTAGAAGCCTAATGAATGACACCTGCCACTCTGAACCAGTAGTGAATTTTATGCCTAGATTTCTTAACTGGTTAACGCGCTCGATAGCGTATTGACTGCAGTTGTAAGAATGCTTTTCATAGGTAATCACTTGAACCCCGACAATGTTGGGAACCTGGTAATAGTTTGGCTTGTTCCAGTCTGCCCGTCATTTGTTCGGGTTGTTGAACAAGCTACTGTGGCGGCATTGTTTGTTTGATTGTATGAGATAAGGTTAGCGAAGTATTTAAGCGGCCCTTTAGATATTGTGGATAGCGTTAAATCACGACTAGCAATATAGGTGCTAACTTCCATTGTAGGCTTAACTTCAGATTCAAGTGGTATTTGATCTTCATAGTTTGCCACTAGGTCATTAATGCCTTGCACAGTTAAATCCCTGTCGTTAAGCAATAGTTTGCCTGAGCTTTCACCGCCAACCGTCATGGGTGCATACATTACAGGTGTATCAACTCCATCAATATTTATCACAAACCCGCTAGATAGGTTGCTTGTTAGGTATAAGGGCTCCGCCCAGTCTTGATGATTGAGTTTTACTATCTCAACCTCACCTTTTCCTGTGGTGAACGATGCTATTAACTCTGTTAGCTCTGCAGTTTCATTAGCCATTTGGTTTAGCCTTAATCCCTTCATCAACTAGATTAAATATCTCGCAAATATCGTTACCCATACACGCAAAGTCTACAGAGAATTGATCCATGCAAGCGTCAAAGCTTGGTTGAACCTCAAGTGACAATCTTAGAGTGCCATTGAATCCTGTTTCTGATATTTGCGGCGTACCTAGATATTGAACTACGTACTCCTCGACGGTGCCGTAATCAACTGCAAGTGATGCAATGAACTTCTCGCCATTGTTTTGACGCAAGAAAGCCTTGACATAGTTAATCTTTGCTACCGACTCCATGAAGTAAGTAACTGTTAAATTGGCTGGTGAGTTAAAGTATTGAAGGCCTAGTTTTGTTAGTCCCCCAGCGATATTGCTTGTAACAACCCCGTTAGGCGTTGCTAGCTGGTATGAGTCTCTATCAGGCAGCAAATTAGCGCCGCCATATGCAAATGTATTTAAATCAGTTGCATCACCAATAATAGCCATTATGTTCTCCCTAAATTACTTACTGACTGCATACCACGGAAACCTTCACTTGATGGGTTAGTCATTTGACCAACAATCAAATCGTTAGCCTCTTCTCTTGTGATGTAAACGTCAACCCCACCAGACTCGTTAGCAACTTCTGAAACGTTAGCGTCATTATATCCCTGAAAGTAAAAGTTGTTTACTGCGCCACCACCATTACCCATTGCTGCGTTATTCATCATGTTTTGCATTGATTTTTGCGTGAAAACGTGACCGTTAGAGTTGGGCGCGAATAGCTCAGCTTCTCTTTCGTTTATTTGTGTTACTTGGCCAGCCGCTAACCCGCCGCCTTGAGCGCGAGCGCTTGCGACTGTTGCGAAAAGTGGCAAGAATGCTGCGGTAGCTGCACCGACTGCCGGTAAGTTTTGAGGGAATGGCCCCGAAGCCCACGCCTCACCAAGCGCTTCGGCATTGTTTATGATCAACTCTTTCTGAGCGTAAAGTTGTGAAGTAAGTAATGCAGCCTTAGCCGCTTTAGACTGAGCACCACCTAGAGCAGAGATTAATGATACCGAGCTATCAAAATAATCCTTTTCTTGCTGCTTCTTCTTTTTGTTAGCCTCCTCTTCAGCTGCTACTTGGTCATCTAAAACCTTTTGCTGTATCGCTTTCTTTTCTTCCTCGGAGGCAATTATCTCCTCAAGTTCTGCAGCTCTAAGCTCTCTACGGCGAACGGTTGCGTTTGTCTCAATCTCTGCCTCTGCTGCGTCAAGGTCTGATTGAAGTATCCCCTCCTGCTCTCTGAATGACGCTATGATCGCTAACCTGTCTTGCTCCTGCTTGTTGATTAACTCAAGCTCAGTTAAGTTTAGACTTGTTAGTTGATCAATCTTTGACTGGGTTTTTTTAGCCTCTCTCTCAATTATTTGGTCGTCAATTGCTTTTTTTGCAGCAGCCTGCTTTTCTTCTAATGACGATTGCAAGGCGGATGACTTCTGTTGCGCATCGTTCTCACGTTTTATTCTTGCTATCTGCGCGTCTTGAACCTCCTTAATTGCCGCGTTGGCTTTATCAAGCTCCCTTTGCACGTTTGCTACTGGGAATAGTATGCCCTGAGCTATAGATTCCTTAGATAGTGCAAGCTGATCCTTTAGCTCTTCACGCCTTTTAACTAGCGCAGTAAATCCAGCCTCAGAGTTTCTATCAAGCGATTCAGTTAGGTTATCAAGACCGACAGACATAGTATCTAGCAAGAATCTGATACCGTTACCAACGCCTGTAGATTCAGCACCAGCAGCGTTAAACTTTTCTAGCGCATCGGCAAACGTATCCCAGCTACCAGCAAGAGTATCAACAGCAACAGCGACACCTGCTCCACCAACTTGATTTGCGATAGCGTCAAGAATTGCACCCTGAGCAGCAGCTAAGTCATTTGTCTCTTCAAACGCTTTAGCAATTTCTTTCTGCTCATCCTTGGTAAGCGATCCCTGCTTGGTAAGCAATACCATTCCGTTAATCGGGTCTTGTAACGCCTTACCCAAGCCGACAGCCGCAGATGTAACGGATCCAAACCCAGACTCTGCCAAGTCTTGAGATAACTCAATTGTTCTCGTGAAAGTTTCTCCAGCAACACGGTTAAACGTTGCTAATTGAGCTTGTGCAGCCTGAATCTCTTGAGTGTTAGATAGCGTAGCCCTGCCAAGCGCGTCAGCTTGCTCTCTTAGCTGTTCCGCAGTAAGTCCAGCAGCAAAGCCTGTATTTTTCAGGATCTGCTCAGTACGCCTCAATCCAACTTCATACTCATCTAAAGCGATTGCACCTTTAAATAGCGATGCCGTTAAACCTGTAACCGCTAAAGCAGTCGCAGTAATAGCAGCTGTTCCAGATGATAAAACAGTTGTTAGAGATGATACTCGTGAAGATACGCCGCCAAGAGGTCCGTCGATTGCCGCAACGGCAGCCGCAGCATTCTTGCCAAACGATTTAAACTGTGTTTCTGCCTTCTTGCCTTCTTTGGTTAGCCCTTTGAGGTCTTTCTCTGACTTTTTTATCGTCCCTTTGTCAGTGACGTTGATAACTAGGTTTGCATCGTTAGCCATTTAAGACCTCTTTTTGATATGCGTTATCTAGCTCCATTATCGCATCGGCCTCAAACGCGTTAATAGATGTTCTAAACAATTGGCAATAGTTAAGGATACTTTGTGCCGTTATTGTATCACGAGTTGAGTTTTTAACCGAAATGAACAGATTGTAGATGTACATCATAGACTGCGGGAACTCTGGAGCGGGCGGGAGGCTCTTACCCATCATTTTAAGCAAGGCCTCCTCTTCTTGTTTTACCGTTACGTTTTTTGTTCTGCCTTGTTTTTCTCGCTGGAATCGGTATTGGACTGCTTCAATAAGCTTTTTTTTTCAGCATCACGCTTATGAGCGATCACATTTAAGTGGCTATCGATTGAAGGTGCAACGATTGGGTATGCGTCAAACAACTTAGCAACACCTTCTTGCGTTAATTCAGTTTCTAGGCTCCAGCCTGTAACAAGAGAAGCATATAACTGATGCTCAGCAGGCTTAATAAGCTTGGCAAACTCACCAGAATCAAAGAATTTAACTTGCTCATCTTTGTCCTTTGGGGCTTGCATATACACTTTAGATTGCGCGCGATTGAAATTAAGCTGTGCGATATTCCATGCTGAAGTGAACTTATCGGTTACTTGCAGAGTGATAACTCCGCCCTTAACCTCAATCGAAACATCGTGAGTGGTAAAGTCTTCTGTGTTTAAAATGTCATCTAGGTTCATGATTTGGCCTCATAGTTTAGCCTCAAGGGGTTGGCGTAAAGGTGATTGAGGCCACTCATCACCACCCGCTTTCACGGTCGCCATAAACTTTAGTAGATAATACGCTGAATAGTTAGCGATGTATCTTCTGCTTGGTTGTAGATTGGTTGAAACTCTAATGTTTCGGTGATGGCTGCAGGACCTTCAATTACAGGGCCAGCATTTAGGTAGTTTGATTGATGCCAAGTCCAAGACATTGACCCCTCATTGTTACCTATGATAGCCGATACAGTAGAAACATCACCGTTACGGAATTTATTAAACTCTGTGGCGTCAATGTATGCAGAACCTACAGATAAAGTGTTAGATGCTTCACCATAGTCCATGTAAGCAACGCCATTCACGCCAAGCTCACCACCTGGAGTAACGTTGCCTGTAAACCCAAGCTCTAAACTGGTTGCTAGTCGAGTCGGAGCGCCATCAGTAAACACGCGGCAATCTAAGTCACTTAATGGCTTGGTGGTTGTAGCAACGTTGTAAGTTGAACCTGCTGGCTCAACTTTAGTTACTTCAAGGTATGTTCGGCCTGTGCCTGTGTGCGTCATTTCAATAGCAGAGTTTAATGCAACACTACCTGAATAATCATGAAACTCAACACCGGTGATAATATGATATTCAAACTGACCAGAGCCAATATCTATAACACCCATAATAGAGTCAGTTCGGCGAGTAGTGCCAACTTTAAGCGCATCACCTGTAGTTAGGTCTGTAGATACTCCAGCCTCATTAGATAGCCATACAGCATTGCTAGAAGTTATTACCGTTTCAGTAACCGCTGTTACAATTGAAGGTTTAGAGTTGTCACCAGTTAACCCGTCAAATCTAACTAGCTGCCCAACAGTAACTCCAGAGGTAACAAAGGTAGCTGCTGCATCAGTGAATGTTTTTGCTGTAGCGTCAACATCAACAGTCAGGCCAGTGATTTTTGAGCCAGCAGACCAAGTTCCCTGCAGTGCGCTTTGAAAAATATCATCGTGTGATCCGATTGACATTGCAGTTGCGATTTCACCTGCTGGCGTTTCTCTCCCTCGGATGAAGCCAGTAATATCGCGCTTACCGTTAAGCTCTTTTACTGTGGCGCTATCAACTCCCAGTGTAAAAAAACCACTAGTTTCACGGATAGGCGTCCACACTGGATTATCTGGAAGCACGTTACAGGTTAGCTCAGGAGTTTTATAAACTTTGAATTTATTCCCCGATGCTGGATTTTGACATGTCATGTTATATCTCTCTTTGTTTGAATCGATTCCACAACATTTTAACACCTAATGACTGCTCCGACCAGTTAGCTTGATATTGTGTGGTAATGTTGGGTTTTAAATAAGGAGGATTTATGGCTAATTCAGAAGTAAGAGATTTAAAGATTGACCTTGAGAATATTATTAATCGCATTGTTGCCGCTAATAACTCATCAAGTAAAGTAACGGGAATTGAGATTGATATTGTTAACTATCGTGAAATCAATGGGGATATTGGCTCTAAACTGGAATCAGTTAAGGTTATATCCTCATCGCATGACTAGTGAACAATAACAAACTCGTCTAGATCGCCCGTCTCTTCATTCACGTAAAACAGCTGATCACCGATAAGCATTGCTAGCCTATCGGTGACAATCCCAGCCCAAGGGTTAATCGTATAATCACCTAGCAAACGTAAGCTCTCCAGTTAACCGAAATAGGAAGCGCAAACCAGCCATCACTATTGAATCCAGTACCGAAATCAACAGTTAGAATGTCTACAGTGTCGCCGCCATAACTCAATCTGACTCCGCGCTTATACTTCTGCTTGATTTCATCAGACTTTTTAATGGCATCTTGATCCCCTTTTTCTACTGGGTACTTTAGCAATATCTGGAAGATTGCGTCATTTATATTTGTAGGTGTATCGCCTATCTCTAGAGGTGTTTCGGCAACACCAAGAAATGTAAGCTCTGCAAATGACTGGCCGCTAACTGGGGTAAACTTTTTGTTAGGGTAGGCAGTGGTTAATCCAAATTCTGAATTATTTAGCCACTCTTGAATTAATGCGCTTCTTTCATTGAACATAATTTATCTCACGTTCTCATTTTGCTTTACGTATTGGCTAAATCGATTTGCAATGCTTCTGACCGTGCCAGCGGGTAATTGTGTAGACCAACCATTATATTCAATTCTACGCGCATATACGGCGTTATTAGTGAAAAAGAATGTAGTAGGGTCTTTTGCGTTTAATATCTTGTCAGCGCCACGCTTAACCGTTTTAGCGCCATTTTTATCTATGTTGCTTTGGTTGTATTGCGTTGATGGGCTTCTAACGGTAACAAACCAGTTAGCTCTACTTGAGCCGCCTGTGTATGAAGGAGGTGCAGACTGTGGGTTTTTCCAGAGAGATTTATTTCCGACAGGCCAAGCATAAATTACTTCAGACCACACTTTGAACGCGCTAGCTCGATACACGTTCTGAACATGCTCAATTGTGCGCTCAGATGCTTTCTGTAGCTCTTTATCGAATGACATTAATCTTCCTCGTCAGTAAGATGCCTAGACTCGTGAACAACTATAGGAGCTCCAACCTCAAGCTCAACAGCTAGCCTTGTTATACCTTGCGGGCTGAATCCAATCGCATCGCAAACCGCCTGAAAGTAATCGTCAGACATCTTGATAGTTCTTTTAGTCATATACTCACCTGTATAATATAAGCCTGAACAGTACCAGCGTGGTTAATAGTATCCACTTGCAATACCGACTTACCAACACCGCCAACCAATATAGAATCGTCAGTAAGCACTTCAACCTTGTTATCAATTACTATCGGTTGGGCGTCTACTATTATTCTACTATCAGGTATTAGCCCTTGAATGTTTTTCAGGGCTGCACCGTTTAAGCCTGTGTCCTCATTAGTGCCAGGTATATCACCGTTAATTGGATCGTAACCGCCACCAACAACTCTACGCCTAACTAGAAAGCCGCTTTCAGATGTAGCCGCTAGCTTTCTCAGTAGTCTGGTTGCTGTGGCTGATAGGTCTAATGCCATGATTAGCCTCGCTGGGTTCTAAAGTTATACGCTGAATTGCCAGTTAAGTAGCAACGCTGCAGAAACGCCTCAGCTTCAGTTATTTTAACTGAGCCGCCAGTTTTACCATTGTTGAAGTAAGATACACTTACCGCACCGCTCACAGCTTCAGATGCTATATTCTTGCCGTCATTGTCTGGATTGACATCAGTTCCAGCGCCATAAGTTACTGCAGCTCTAACTTGAGCCTGTTTAACTTCTTTCTTGATTCCTGTTTCACTAATGAGGAACGGACCGCAATAGCATCCCGACCTAGGAAACGCTCCTTCTTGATCTTCCCACGTCCTCTCACCGCACATCTGACCTTCTAGCGTATTAAGGTAGTAGAACCCATTAATCAACGCTTGATTGGCTTCCTCGTCATCAGTTGGAAGCGCCCAGTTAAACTGCTCGGCAAGAGTTCGAGCATCAGCAAGCAGAATATAGGTGTTGGCGTTTTCTTCGCCCTGGCCTGTTTCCAGTATAAGTGTTACAGCCATCTCTAAGCCTCGTTTAAGTTTTGTTCAGTATACCATATTGTACTGGTCGGAGCAGTGAAACGAAAGTTTGGCGTTATAGTGTGTGTAAATTAATAAGGAGTGATTGCCGTGAGTAATACAGTTGAAGTTGAGAAGAAGCTTGAGATTCAAGTTGATTACGTGAAATGTCAGGAATGTGGCGAGGAGCTTGAATTTATCCTAAACTCTGACAGCTACGGCGACCTACAGATAATGGTAGATCGCTGCGAATGCGGAGAATCTAAATAAAATGGAATCATACACAGGTACAGATAGCGTAAACGCAGATTTGGCAAAGTGCCGAAGCAAGCAAGGTCATCGCTCTATGTGGGTTATCGCTGCTGATAACAACAAGAAAGATAGAGTGGTTAATGTTAAGAAGGTGGCAAGTTTGCCAGTATTTACGGGGTGTTAGGTATGAAAGGTCTTTATTTTAATCATGGCAATAAAGTTATGCAAATATCATCAGAGCCTCAGGTGTGTGGCGATGATGACTGGCAAGTTTTGGCAATGGACGCTATAGAGGATAAGAAGAGCGGTGGCAAGTTTGTGTCTTCATACTCAATAGCTTTTATAGAGTTCACCTATGAAAGCTATCAGGATGCATACCTTTCTTTAAAGTAAACCAAAAAGACCTCAATTAAGAGGCCTTTTTATTTAGGGTTGTGGTAAATCCAAACCCCCTTCATACCAGCTAAGATAACTTGATATATCCTGCGCAGAAGCATCCAAAGACGTTAATCGCAAAAGGTAAGCGGTGTTAGGTTTGAGCAATCTCTCTGCACCCAACACAGAAGAGGTTGAGCCTTGACCTTGATTTGACTTATTACCAAGTGAGTAAACAGGGGCGAACGCTAGAAAGCCATCGGTCACTATTGACGCCCCGACTATAATTTTAGCCTCGCCTTCAACTGGATTTATGTCTGATGCGTTCTGGTAAGCTGCTTCAGTTCCTCCAGTGTAAGTAGCCCCACTAAATATCTCACCCGTGACTCCCTCACCTGAGTAGCTAATAACCCTACCCTTTAAAGAAACAGGTAGTGAGCCAGTTAAAAATATAGTGTCATTGGTTCCAGCTCCAGGTACAGCAGTAAGTAAAACAGATCCTTCGTGCTGAACTCCATTTTTAGAGTTTGCTTCAACGTATGACTGAACCGTCAAAGCTCTAAAGCCTTCGGATATTCCATCAGGTAGGATATCGGTGGTAAGCACTCTTAAATAATCATTTTTTGTTGGCATAAAACATTCTCAGAGGGATTAACCCCCGAAGGGGCTTGAGGGTATAACTTGAGGGTAAGAGGTGCTAACAGGCCTGTTAACGTGTGAAAGCCCTCAATTCTTTCACCTTGTTAGTATAACTTAAATCACAGGAAATAAAAAACCCACCTGTTAAAGTGGGTTTTTGTCAGCTTGTCGGGCTTATTTCTTCATTAGCCTATGCTTTGCAATTAAAGCATTGCACTCTGCTAGTGTCGCTTGCGGCTTGCACGCCTCAGATTTAAACTCTAGCTTAGCCTCTTTAAGCTCAGCCTTAAGTTTTGAAACCTTTTCAGCAACGGCTTTGTTGTGCTCATCAATTGATAACTCTTTCTTAGCCATAATTAATTATCCGTTGGTTTGTAGATAAGCTAATGGCACGTTCTTTCGCTCCCAAACGCGATCCCAGTTAGCAGCGTTAGCAAGCTCAGCAAGTGTAGCTGATTGGCCTGCCACGGATGCAGATGTGAAGCTAAAGCCTAGCGGATGGATAATCTCAGCTCTGCGAGAATAAAGAAGCTCCTCACCGCCGCCGTTGCCATTCTCAGGCTTGCGATCCATTTCTGATGGAGTCTTAACTCGACCGTTGCCCATAATCCAAGCGCCAGAACCAAACAATACAGTAGTGTATGTCACTCGGTTTGTGCCTGGAACAGCTGGCAATGAGTCGTCAACAACTACGCGCTTACCGCCATAGGTAGCAAACATTGTGTTGTTGTCAGCATCTCGGACGAAGTCAATCAACTGCTGCTTACGTAAGTTTGAGTAAACAACTGAGTGCATCGCGATAGCTGTAAACCCACCTTGGTGGTCACCCGCTGTTTGCTCTGCGTCAATCAATGCGTCAGCACTAATTAGCTCCGCTGCTGTAGGCGCTCCAGTTGCATCAGTTGCAATATTAACAACCATGTCGCCAGCATCGTTAGCAACGTTATCAGCAAGTACACCTAGAGACGATTGAATAAGTCGGCGCTCTTCAGTTGTTGCCCAATACTTACCAATTCGACCTGTAATAGCTTGAACTGGATCTTCTAGCGCCAAATCAACAGCGAGATCCATTGTAGACCAAGACTGGTTTAAACTTGCTAATCGCCACTCCATCTTTGCAGATGTAATCTTGTTTGGTGTTGAAGTGTCTGCGGGAACGTCATTAGAGTAGTTAGGCTCTGGAGTTCCTAGAGGCTTGAAGAAAGGCATTTCGCCCTTGTTACCACCAACTGAAGCTTGGTCGCTTACTCGCGGGTCTTGAACGATGATACCAGATGCTAAGAATGCGTTAAGCTCAATTTGAGCCTCTTGCTCACGGCGAGCAAACGTTAGCGGGTTGTAGATGTCAGAAATTTGTACGGTAGCCATAATTTTAATTACCTATTAGTTGTTTGTATGCTTCAGGATTAGCGTTAGCAAACGCTGCCTCCTGTGTTGCTGTCATATCTTTAAGGCTAACAGCTCTGCCACCGCCTTTATTACCTTCGGCCCCGCCTCCAGTTGCTTTAGTGCCCACGATATGATTTCCATATATTGACGCACTGATAAACTCTTTGTTCAAATCTTCAACTGATAACGCTGTTAGATTGCCTTGTGGGTCTAATACAACAGTTTTACCGTCTCGGATATCAATGCGCCCTTTGTAAGCTTCGGCCATAGCTTGCCTACTGAACGCATCGTTTACAACATGCTCGTTAACAAAGTCATTAGCTAATTGACTCTTTGCAGCATTTAAATTTTTAGTGTTTAACTCGTTTAGTTGAGCAGTCAAACCTTGAAGCTTTTCTTCATACGAGAGCGTTAAAGTATCAACGTCCTTATTGGCTTTAGCCTTATCAAGCGCTTCATTTTCAGCGATTGTTTTAGCCGCCGCTTCAGCTTCCTGTGCCAGCTTCTTTTCTGCTAGCAAATCATTCTTAGCTTTAACTAATCCATCTGTTTCAGCATTGAATGCAGCTGTAAGCTCCGCCTTCTGTTTATCTAACAGCTCTTGTACTTCTGGTGTGATTTCCATCTTTTGCTCCCCCTAGGAACAGTTAGCCTCATTATGCACAACTCTGTTGTGCGCAATCATTATATCAATATTTTACTAATTCGCATAGTTAGCGGATTACCGACTCAAATAGTCTAAGATCTTCTTATTCTTTTTGGACATCTGCTCCAGCGTTAATGGATTGCCGAACCTATCAATAGCAGCCTTTGCAAACTCATCGTTAGTTAAACCGGCATTTCTGAACACCTTGCCCATTTCTTTGCCGTTAAACGCTTCATCTTGGAACATTGCTGGCTGTCTGCGTAGAAATGTATAGTAATCCTCTTTAGCGCCAACCTGCTGAACACCTTCATCACCAATTGACGGTCTCTTTGCTGCAGAATCATCGAACGTATACTTGCCGTTAATTTCAGGTACGGTTGTTGACCTCTCACCATAGTGAATTGGCGGCAGAATCTTAATCTCAGATGTATTTGAGTTAAGGAAAACCCTTTGATCTAAGGCCTTGCATTGATTGGTGGTTGAGTCGTCCAAGGTAGATATCCATCTGTAGCCAATTATGATATCCGAGTTTTCTTTGTAGGTTTGATCTTTAGCTGCTGACTGCACTGCCGATATAGCCGTCTTAGTTAGGCTAAATGAATTACTCCTACTAATTCCACCAATGATTGATGAAACCTGCCTAGATACCTGTTGAGTAGTTTCTCCTGCAGATAATCCGATGTTAATGGCATTAACAACGCGCTTAGTTTCCTTTGATGGGAACTGGTTAAGCATCTTGCGCATTGAGATAGTGCCTTTTGCCTCAATAGGCAATTGCATAGCCCTTGCGCTGGCCATTACTTTATCAGTAGAAGGTGCGCCTAACGTCACGTTAACCACTGCCGTGTTTATAGTGTCAACTTGAAAGTCAGCCTCCATCTTGGCAATATCGCCTAGGTCAATGGTTAGCTGCTTATTCCAATCAGTGTAAATCCCTTTGATATTATCGTTAACGTCATCTAGAAGCCTATTAAGCCTAGCAGCACTTACTGTATCGCTAGGTTCTTTAGCTAACCTTTCACGGATATATTTTTGCGCGGCCCTTAGGTAAGGGTCAACTTTCTTAGCTTGACCTGTTGATAAGCGCTGCATGCTAATCTGGTGCACAGCGTTTGCATCGATAATTACCTGGCTAGTTGCCATTGCTATGCCCCAGTGGTTTCTTTAGGAGTTGAACTGTCACTGCTAACACCACCTAAATCACCTTGCTTTTCTACAAGCTTCATCATGTCATCAGGTGTCTTATCAATGATACCAGCTCTCCTTAGCGCTTCTAGGTACTCAGTTAACGCAACGTAACCCATGTTTACATCACTTTGCCACTGCGCTCTATCCTGCGCTGTCATTGACTCAACAAAGAATCTTCTGTTTAACTCGAAATCAAATGTTTGCTCGCTGCCAGTTTGAAACCAGATAACTTCATTGATAGCTTTAGTTAATGCGTCCTCCGCATTGTCTACAGTATTAGACATTACAGACGTCTCTTGCGCAGCAGAAAGTTTAGCCTCTTCAGCCGTTCTACTTCCGTTTTTGGTGATCAACCTTGCGCCCATTTGGATCATAGACTGCAAATCAGCATCCATAGCGGCAGGTAGCGCGCCATTTGCTTCAATCTGCTTAATATCCATGCCGCCTTGAGTGCCCACATAAAGACCATTACCGCCACCGACTGACAATGTTGCATTCTCGAATGCGTCAGCGTTATCACCCCATACCACCATTGTTCCTGTGGCATTTAACTTAAGGTTCAATCTGTTTTCGGCATCAAGGTTATAGTGGGCAACGTTAATGTTGGAAATCTTGAAGAATGGAGGATTGTCAGCTTCTGGATCGTTATTTTTTGAACCAGCAAAATAGAATGGAATGTGATCTAATCTCCTGCCGTCGAAGTCAGTAACTAAAACAGGTTCTCCGACCATCTCTGTTCCTTCTACATTTTTATATATTCTCTGCTCATAACCTTCATCGGTTAAGATAAGGAATCTGTATCGCTCCTCCTCTTCAGTTTGGAATGTAGAGTTATCCCTAATGCTGACAATCTCCAGCAGCTTAACCAGAGATAAAGACTTAACACCATTAATCACTGTAGTATCCCAATCAACTATCGATTCAGGAGTGTATGGCTTAATATAGGTGTTAGCCATGCCGTTATTCTGAGCGTTGCGGGTTACTTCAACTGAGTTACCTTCGTCGTCAACCATCTGCATTGGAGGCTCAACCAATAGACCAAAACGGCCCATAGATATCCCATCCGATACGGTAGCCTTAGCTAATGACTTAAGCGAATTGCCTTCACCGTCTGCATTCTCTTCTAGGTACTCTACAGAAGTTGGCAGCTTAATAGTTGGATCCACTCGCCATACTGCGCCAGACATAAAATCAAGCGTTGAACCGGTAACGTTAACGTATCGACCTAACTGACAAAGCAACCTGTATGTTTCGTCACTCATGCCTGGCGTTCTAGTCAAGTAATTAACATACACCTCACTCGGCACGGTAGTCACTGAAGTGTTAACTTGAAGCCCAGACTGCACATCATCATTAATGCAATCTCTAATCATTCTGTACCGTGGAAGCAGCTTCACATAGTCTGGATGTAGTGAACTCATTTTATAACCCTTGTTTAATTTTTATGTATTGTATCATTACTAAACGCCTAGACCGAATTTAGGTTTAGCGAATACCTTCTTATCTTCAGCTACTGCTAGATACCTGAAAGCGTCAGCACCATGAGATGACCAATCATGAAGTGGAGCGTTTCTCCAGCAACCTAGCTTTTCGTTCCACTCTTTTCGGTAAGACTCTAAGCACTTTACACCCTGCTCAGTTGAAACTTCATCGAATACACATCTTGACAGTATAGACCTAGCAGCCTGGATCCCATCATCAATTGAAAGCTTAGGCACGATATCAAATATCATTGAATATGTTTTACCGCCATATTCCACACCCTCTTTTGCCAGCTCCTTTCTGGTCTTTCCCTTGCTGGCAAACTCTCTGTTATTCATGTCGTGAGGGCCATAATTCTTACCCATGCTCCAACCTTCCTTATCTAGCTTATCCTGAATGTACTTTATGTAGTACCCAAGCGACTCACCACTATTCTCGTGATAATGGACAACGTGAACCTCTCTACCGACCAACCTGTAAAACCATATAGCTGTAGAGTCTCCAATACCGATATCACAAACAGTATTAACTTCGCCTTTATTGTCATAGCTAGAATTCATACCATGAACTATTCGACCATCTTTATACACTGAAGCAAACTGCTGCGCGTAGTAAGCACCCTCTATTGACTGCTCGAAAGCCTCCTTTGGTGTTGATGGATACTCTCGCTTCATATCATCACCAAGCACTTTCCATTTAGCTGTATACCAAGCCTTTTGCCCATCATCTAGCGGTATACCGTATTTATGCTCCAACTCGTTAAAATACTTATGAAGCTGCTCAGCTATATCTCCATCAATGGAATACTCAGGCCTAGACCACCAACCAAAGAAATGAAAGTTAAAATCAAGCACAGATGGCTTCTTTCCCATATCCTTTAGCTTTTTAGCATCCTGGCAATACTGGTAAAAATAACCCTCTTTACCTTCAGCTGTAGACTCAATCGTAAGAACGTTACCTGCCGCCACAGATTCGAATGCGCCCGTTACGATCTCTTTTGCTTTATCTGGGAATTTCTTACATATCTTTCCGAACTCAGAAATGTGCAAGCTTTGAAGTGTTCCACCACGATACGATACAGAAACCTTAACGCTTGATCCGTTGTCGAATACATACCCGTTATCTTTATCGTTAACTGGAGATGGCAGTGGATAGCCTATTGACGCTAGAACGTCTTTAAATTCATCGTTGATATTTTGGTAGGCGAACTTTATTTTATTTCTGAATATGTCTTTCGCGTCTTCTAGGTTGTGACAGATACAACCAGCAGAAAAGTTTTCAACAAAAAGACAGTCGTCTAGGTCTGATATCATTTTAAATGTTGTGAAACCAAGCTGTCGAGCTTTTAGTATTACATCGCGACCATGCTGCTCAAGATAGAATTGCTCTTGCTCTACATTTGGTTTGAATTGAGTTTTTTTACCCTGCTTGTTTTTAATGAAGTACAACGTATTAAGCCTAAACCACTTATAGGTGAACGCATCAGCCATATCTTCATCTGATAACGCTTCTATTCTGTCTAGGTATTTTAGTGCTTGATCGTGATTAGCGTTTGCTGCCACGTTTAAGTTTCTCCGCTAGAGTTTCTTTAACTGTGACAGTGGTTTCACTGACAACTTTATCAGCGAACGCCTGAATATTAACGTGCTTACCGATAAGCTCTAACGCTTTACTTACTCCAGCATGCTCAAACTTATATACAGGCCTTCCGTCCTCATCCTTAATAGGATTGCCTTCACGGTCAGTTACTAGTTTTGCCTGTGAACACCTATCATGAAGCTCGATAGACCTTTCTAGTACCCATAGAGCGTCAACCTTAAGCTCTTTCTCCCTTACCGACTTTAGCTCTTGTATTCTTTCCTTGATGCAATCATTTGCAATCATTCTATTAGCGTTTGCTTTTGATGAGGATTCTGCATAGCCAGCCCTGATAGCTGCCTGAGTTGCGTTTAAATCTATTAGATATTCAAGACAGAACATCTCTTGCTTATCTGTTAACTTTGCCATCTAAAGCCCCTAGCCTATGATGTTAAGCGCTCTGCGCTGGTGCTTCATTGTACCATTATTTATTTAGGCCGTAAAAAACCTCAGTTAAGAGGGTTAGTTGCCAAGCTGCGTTATTCTTCATTCACCCCTTAGCCGTGGCTGCTAACGCTTGATTTGCAGACTCGTTAGCACCTGCGATAGATAGTGTGCCGTTATCTGTCTCCTCCGCTATAAACAACATGTATTTACGCAACAATTCATTATCCGCTTGCAGCAGTTTGATTTGCTCGGCTTGTTTGTTTACTTCATCAGTAAGTTGGATTATTTGAACGTCTGTTTCGCACCAATCGTCAGGCTGTCTCATACCTATTCCTTATTAAGCCCAAGAGAACTGTTAATTAACGTGTCGAAAGCGTGCAGTACCAACTCAAGCTCACCGTCTGCCTTTACTTTATCAGCTTCAGTTTTACACTCGCTTTTTACGTACACCAGCTGCCATTCCTTTATTTTCTCAGTAATCTTCACTCTGCAATCCCCTTAAACGAAAAAACCCAATAACTTATGTTATCAGGCTTTAGTGTTTTTACTGCTCCGACCAGTGAGCTATTTAAAAGGGTTTGAATAGAATACTGCGGCTAAGCCAAGAATGATTGCGACTACTATCGATGGGATTATTTTATTTCTGTATTCCGCCCAAGGTTTTTGCGCTGCGATGAATAGGTCGGTGTCTCTTTGGTTGGTTGCTATTTTATCTACTCGGTTAGATAGCGTGTTGAACTTTTCAGATAGGTGCTTATCGGTTTCTTCTTTCCTGGCTATTTGCTCGGCTACTCTACCAAGATTATCAGCAACCCTATCAAGCGAGGATGATGTTTTTTCAACATTGGCGTTAACAGTATCAATCTTATCGTCCAGCGTGTTTATGCGCTGAACAAGAACCCTTATATCGCTTTCCTGCGCTCCGCCGTGCTTAATACTATTCATCTTCAAGTCTATTGGTTATTTTATCTCTTATCATTGTAGCGCGTTTAGCGTCAACAAGGCAAAGATAGGCCAACATTGCGGATAGCGCGAAGTAGAGGTAAACAATGATCTCGAACACTAACGACAGCTTTTCTCCAGTCAATAACTGAATTGATAATAACCAAATGGCAGAGTGTAACAAGTAGTTCATAATTGTCGTACAAGAAACCCTCAATGAAGACAATTCCGATTTCATCCCTGTATGCCTTATAAACTATTAATTCGAATACAGCCATTATAAAGCAAGCTAGCATTACTTTGTAGGTAGACAAATATCTTATTACTGTAAAGTATATGAAGGAGTAGATTAGAAATACTGCCGATGGATCATACTTTAGTGTTGCCGAGTATGCTGGAGATAAGCAATAAACCTCTGAGGCTATAAATGCTAATGCACAAATGGCAATGGATTTTGACTGAATAAGTAGTGCTAATGACAGGTATAACGCAGTTATAATTAAGCCCAAGTCTAAACCTCTTAACTGGTCATGGCTTAGGCTTAAATATTCCATCACTATTTTGGATCTTTCTTGTCAGGCTTAACTGTTCCGCCACGTGTTTCAGCGACAGGTTCATCCTGCTTTACTGGTTTCTTATCTGTCATATACTACTCCTAATAATGAATTGAGTTCCAACTATTACGCCAGCTGGAGCGAGATTTATCACCTCCTCGTACCGTTGTAACTGATTCTATTTTATCACACCTTCGCTAACGTTAACCACCTTGCAAACATTTCTACCCTGATAATCTACATAGTCACAGTTAATCGCCTTCATTGGTGGCTCTGTAACCTTTGGCGGGTGATACTCTACTAGGTAAGCTAGCGATATAAGCCCAGCAGCTACAACTGATACTGTGACTATGTTTTCATACCTCATCTTTATTCTCGTGTATGTTCCCGATTAACTCCATACGATCATTCTCTGCAATACAATCAATAACTGGAACTGGCCCGCAGTTTCCACCATCATCAAAACACACCCCGTAGAATGGGCAAATAACAATATGACAAACACCTATACCGTCAACCAAGAATCTATCACCGACACAAATTTGATCCCAATCACCGACATGATCGCCAGCTTTTGCTACCTCACCATCGCAGTGAATCAGGCCGGTAAATTGTTCAAGCGTCATGCGGCCATCCGCACACATGAAGTTGCTTGTGTCTAAATATAATCCATCTGCTGCTTTAGGTGTTCTTCCTGGTAAAACTTGAATCATAACTTTACCGCTAGACAGATATTCATTCCTTACATTATCCCAGCATCTAAACTTAATCTCTCTACTCACAATCAAACCCTCTTTGTTATTTATCTATTCAGTTAATTTAAACCATAGTATCAACAAGACCTTAGTCAAGGATGGTAGTAACTCCATCTTAAAAAAGGATCTTAAACTGTTTTATCTGTAATCGCCGTGCTCATCCATATAGCCGACAACCTTTTCAGCTATCGACCTAGCAAGCTTGGCGGACTCTAAATCCTTAAATCTCCCCAAATAAAAGCATTTACCCTTAAACCCTATTGACGCCTCGAACGCTCTTCCTCTGGGAATAACACCTATAACACCAGTAACGCTTCTGTCTTGCAGCTTTATATTTTTTGCATTATCAGACGCGCTTACAACCCTTAAGTTACTCGATATATTACACGTGCCGTCACCATTGATATGGTCAACAACGCACGACTCAGGCAAGTCCATCTCCAAGCATATTACGGCAAGTCTATGAGCAAAGTACTTCTTACCTGAAATTGTTATACGCTTATAAGTTTTACCTCTTGCGTGTATATCTGTCCCAGCCACAGCCCCTGCAACATTGCCAACACCGCTACCACCAACAACCCTTGTAAATAATCCTGTATCAGGGTTATAACTAAGAAATTTCTCTATCTCTTGCTTTGTTATCATCAAAACCTCCGCGCAACTAAACTAACAATCATTATATCACGAATAGTCTTAAATTATAGTCTTAAATCATAGATTGAAAAGTCGTACTACAGCAGTCAGTTAAATTGTTCGTTTGTGCGGATAGCTGATTGAGCTAAGGATTTGGCGCTGGGCTTAGGATTCGAACCTAATTCACCTTTGAGAGATCAACCTCATTAGTAACACCATGTCATGCCAAGCATATCTCTGTGGAGCATTGAAAGGAGTTGTGCCTACTGACTCTTATCGATTTAAAAGGTTTGCGGGTCAGATTACGCTTATATGCATTACTGCTAGGCACAAAAAAGGATACTTAAGAAACATGTAACCCTTGTTGAAGAGGGGGTGACAGTTGATAGTTTAACCCACCAAAGATCACACGTTACTTAAATACCCTAATCAACTGAACTTTCACGGCTCTTCACACCGCTTTACTACAACTCAATTATACCGCTCTACAACTTACAAAACAACTATCCTTTATCCTCCGTCAAATGCTCCATTGATATACAGCCAGACTTACCAGAAATCCAAGCAACATCATCACCAAAATTGTTAGTCTGCAAGCTAATATTCTCAACAAGGTGCCCACTACTTGTAACTTTTCCACCAGCAAAACAATGGTAGTTAACCTTATCACCTACATTAAATACAGTTTTCATCACTCTCTCCGTTTCGTTTCGATAACTTAATATAACCCATAAACCCTATTTCACTGCTCCGACCAGTTAGCTTAATTACACGCAAAAAAAAGCCCCGAAGGAGAGCGGGGCGAAGAGTGATTGCAGGGTTAGTTTATAGCGTGTTGGTTATTTTAGCAATCCAGCGTCGTAGAGAATCTCGGCGATAGCAAGCGCTCTTGGGTATTGGTTGTGTAAAACTTCTTTACTGGCAATTAATATCGCGGCCTTGTCAGTAGTTCTTTCTCGCTCGGTTTGGATTGGTTTGAAGCACTCAGCAACGGCAACGCCTCCAACCTTCCCGCCGTCATCTACAAAAGCCGCTAGCTTAACGCCTCTATCATCGGTAAATATTGCATACACCTTAACCTTACAACCTGCTTCATATCTAATACTTAGGTATTCTGTTGGCTCAGCTATTTCAGCATAACTACCAATAGGTGGTATATCGTTATTGTCAGCCATTGCTTGAGTGAATACGGGCTTATCATCAGCATACCGAATACTGGCATCACTACCACTAACATGCGCGTCAACGTCATAAGGTGATTTTTGCTCTGGAAACTTAAAGTCGTTAGGTATGGTAATTCTATCAAAATTACACTCTTCATTAAGTTTGTTAACCCGAATGAATTCAGCAATCATGTCAGCGGCAGGTGTTGCCCAGTGGTTACTTGAAAATGTAATTGGTTTCTCCATTGACGTTAGCCACCCAGCAAAAGCGAATAATGCCGATGTTGCGTTAACCTCACAAGTTGATTCATGCTTATCAGCACTTGGAAAGTGTGGTCGCCATTTGACTATATTTAAAGCCCAGCACAGATCAGCCATCTCAACACCTGTAAAGACTTCGCCGTCATCACGCTCCCAGTCAATTAACCCTCTAAAGGCAGGCCTAACCTCTACGTCGGTACGCCATACTAATAATTTAACTTCGCGCTCTTTGATGTGGCCGCCAAAATTTATGTTGTTAACGTCTCGCTCTGTTAGCTGATGACTCTCTTTACCGCCCCCACCTTTAATAACGTCACCAACTACAGCAATCCACCCTCTACTTTTAAAATCACCTATTGTTTTCATATAAACCACCTATATTTATAATTGTTTTATTCGCAGATTCAGCATTAAAGCAAGCCGCCTCCTCCAGAGTCTCTGTATCAATCTCTCTGGCTATTTCGTCATAATACAAGTCAAGTATATGGCCAGCTATAGCGCAGTCCTTACGCCACCCGTTAAGATTGCTGTAAAAGTAACAACCAGTTCCACCTACCTTTAAATGCATTGGCATCCATTCGGATCCGTTCCATTGTTTAACATGAGTTGCACCAGCTGGAATATTCATTAGAAACTCTCCGCGCACATAACCAGGATACAAAGCGCAACAATAAACACACCAGCTAATCTATCTTTATTTGTTTGACTCATCACCATTTCTCCTTAAGTAACTTTTTCGATTCATCCATAGCTCGCTCATAACAACATACTGATGGATAGTGACCTGTATTTCTTTCTGAGCTATCTACCAGCTGAGCTAGTTGATACTCCAACCTCTCGATACGCCGATTAGCGCTAAACAAATCCTTCTTAATCTGCTTTGATATATCCGTCATAAAAACCCCAATTAACTAAACTGCATGTATTGTTACACAGTTTAGCTAATTGACTGCTCTGACCAGTTAGATTGCACCTTCTCGCTTTAGTTTTAATATGTCATCCACTGACACGCCAGCAGCCACCAGCTCCTTTATGTAGTTAACGTTACCAGCTCCGCCAGTATCTTCATCTTTGAATGGAACCATTCCATGCATGCAAATATATAACCCTGCTGAATCAGTTATATTTCCTGTAGCGTAGTCATAATCAAATGTTACTTTCATAATATATTCCTTATTGCCGCCTTAGCGGCTTAGTAGTTGATTGAAATGTGGGTAAGCTTATTGTTTGCCAGAGCCTTAACGATTGCTACCGCTTGATCATTTGTTACGCCAAGCGATTCAAGCTCATTAACTGACTCTTGGTTAACAGCCCTTCGATGTTCAACATCTCTCACCCTTAAGTTCTCAAGCCTTTCAGCCTCTTCCTTTACTGATTTATCTATACTTGCTTGATATTCGGCTTGCTCCTGTTGCTCTCGGATTAGCTCCTGCCTAGCGTTCTCAGCGATGCGCTCAACCTCTGCGGCTTTCTCAGCCTCTCGCTTCTCTTTGTCGTTATCCCACTGCGCATTCATTAGCAGGCCGAACTCGTGATCTAACTCTAATTGCTTGGCAGCTTCAATGACTTCCTCTTTCGCTTTCTTGGCGTCAAGGATCTTCTTGCGATCAGCCTTATGCTCATCGATAAGTAAAGTGAATGGCTTGTTAGCTGCTTCAAGGCGATTCTTTATTTCTAAAGCCTCAGTCTCAACGCTTGATTTAAACGTCTTAGACTTGTCTATTCGCGCTCTATCTAGCGTTTTTAGCATGTCGTTAATGCTTTGCGCTTTCTCTTTAACATACTTGCGCTGCTCTGGATCATCCATTTCAACATATAGACCGGTGTAATCTTCTGCCAACTTCTCGAGGTCAACTAGGATATCTTCTGTTGTTATGTCTTTAAATATTTGTACTTGCATTGCAATCACTCCTTTAAGTTGCCGCTACCAATTAGTAGCGGCTTAAGTGTAGATAATTAACGACTACCTACCGCCTCCGCTAAAATGAATATCATCATCCCAACCATCACCTAAGTCTGGTGTTATGTTTTGCTGCGGCGTTGGCGCTGGTCTTTGTGGCGGCTGTGGCTTTTGCGGTGCTTGAGCTGGTCGCTGCGGCGACTTATTAGGCTTTCCACCACTTTGATTGCCGCCAAGCATTTGCATCTGCCCACCAACATCAACAATTATTTCTGTTGAGTACCTCTCAACTCCCGCTTGATCTGCCCATTTTCTAGTTTGAAGCTTTCCTTCAACGTAAACCTGAGATCCTTTAGCTAGGTATTCCCCGACAATTTCAGCTAACTTGCCGAAAAACACAACTTTATGCCACTCTGTTTTTTCTTGCTTCTGCCCGCTCTTATCTTTCCAACTTTCAGAAGTTGCAAGCGCTATGTTAGCAACAGCATTACCGTTTGGCATGTAGCGAACTTCAGGGTCTTGACCTAAGTTTCCCACTAAAATTACTTTATTTATTCCACGTGAAGCCATAAATTACCCCTTAGTCCATTCTGTTACTTGTTTAGCTACAGCGTTAACGTCTGTTAGCTCGCTTAATGATTTAACTTGATATGACTCGCATACCTGCTCTGATGTGTAACCACACTTTTCAATGTGAGATTGAAGCTTCTGCAGTGAAGCTGCGCGATCTTCTTCTGACTGCTGAGGAGCTTCTGGCAAGTCTTCGCCAGCATAGATGTACAAACCAAGCCCGAACATTGCTAAGTTTTTAACAAGGCATCGCATCATGGTTTTGTTTATGTCGAACATGGTAGCTGCGTTGCAAACTATACCTTTTTTAAACTTAGTATCGTAAGTGTATGCCTCTGCCTTCATAGCCTTGTTTGCGCCATCCATAACAGGTAGAGACATCGGTATTGATTGATCACCAATCGTCACTACAGTTGACACTAGGTAGCCCAAACTAGAATCATACAAGTAAGGCTTACCATCATGATTTTCAACAGTGTAAACAGCTTCAGGGAAAGCCTTTTTAACCTCACCCCATGCAAATGGCCACGATAGATAAGTAAGCTTGTTTTTATCCTTGGTCTTATCGTTTACGTTTATCTGGCTTAATGTCGCGAATATTGAATCACTCATGTGATGATTCCTTTTGCTGCTGCTCGTATTCACGCGCCGCTATCTTATCAAGCTGCTTATAGATAAATGCATGTTTCTTCATCCCAAGACGGTTAGCAGCATCAGTAAGAAGCTCGCTAGTGTTATCGTCTAATTCATTCAATCTCATTTGCGCCATTTGTGCATCCTCTTATGTATTTAATTTTGTACTTGACTGTGCATATCTTAATGCACTACTATTAATCCGTCAACAACAAATTGGAAATTAAAATGAAGCGATATACAGAGCTAAGCATTCACGGACAGCAAGTAGAATGCAGATACCTAGTTAAAGATACGATCGAACACCTAAACCTTTTAATCGGTGGTCAGTGGGTTGGTATGGATGACCTGCTAAACATAGATGAAGTTTACCTGGCGCTAGATGCCCATCATCAAAACTTACTACAGGAGGATAACGCATGAAACGAGATATAGCCGATGCAGCGTTTAGTGATTGCCTTAGAGCTGCACACGATAACACTTGCGAGATGTGTGGCAAGCAAGGCCGTATGGAATGTTCACACGTATTCAGTCGCCGTCACATGTCGGTTAGATACGATAAGTTAAACGCTAACTGCTTGTGCAATGGATGCCACCGCAAATGGCATGAATCCCCTCTAGCCTCTGGAGACTGGTTTATTGATATGTTCGGCACTGGTCGATGGAACCTTCTATCTGAAAAGAAACTACAAATAGCCAAGGGTATTAAGTCGCAGAAGAAAGCCATAGCAAAGCATTACCGTGATGAGCTTAAGCTGATACAAGAAAAGCGGAATAGTGGCGAGACTGGATATATAGACTTTGTTAGCTACCAATAAGGATCATGAAATGAACACAGAACATAAAAGCAATACGCCAACAGTGATCAGGGATCTTTGGCAGACACCAAAAGCTTTGTTTGACCGACTTAACTTAGACTTTAATTTTGATTGTGACGTGGCAGCAAGCGATCAGAATCATCTTTGCGATAGCTACTTAACCGAGGATATTAACGCAACCACAGAGTGGGCTAGATGGGGTAAAGTTAACTGGTGCAACCCTCCATACTCAAATATAACGCCTTGGGTTAGCAAAGCTGCCGAGCAACACAAGCAAGGTAAAACTGTTGTAATGCTGATCCCTTCTGACACTTCAGTTAAATGGTTTAAAGAGGCTTACGAATCTTGCAACGAAGTTAGATTTATATCTGGCCGCATAAGTTTTATTAATGCTGACACACAAAAACCAGTTAACGGTAACAATAAAGGATCGGTGATCTTCATATGGCGTGCACATTGTAAATCGCATTGTGTAACATTGGTTGATAGGAGTGAATTCGAATGAAATCAATAACAGTTAAACCCGACAGAATGACACTAACCCAACGCCGCGAGGCTTACTTATACGCTGAGAAGCATCAGCAGAAATACCCACAAGTAAAACACCACGTTCACACTGGGGCGCATGGTAACTATAAAGTAACTAACTTAAAAACGATCAAGGTTGAATTAGCATGAACATTAAAGATATTAAGAACTGGTTTGAAGTGGCAATACCTGAGCCGACTATTGAACAGGCTTGCATCCAGATTGGCTGTCATTATGAAGAAGTTTCAGAGATGGCCGAAGCCATGGGTGATGACGAGGCGCAACACTCGTTAGAAGCTACCGCTGACGACTATAAGGCGGTTATGGATTGGTGTTACAACACCGCAGAAAGAAATCGTAAAGTAGAACTACTCGACTCGTTATGCGACCAAATAGTTACAGCTATCGGTGTAGCTCACATGCTGGGAATGGATATCGAGGGAGCGCTAAAAGAGGTTAACTACTCCAATCACTCTAAGTTTGAAGATGGGAAGGCTGTATTTAATGAGCAAGGCAAGATTAGCAAGGGTAAGCATTACCGCGAACCCGAGCTCGAACCATTCATAGGTAACAAATAATGCAGCAATGGTACATAGACAAAATGAAGCAAGCAGCGACATTTAAAGAAGCTAGTAATTACGCGCAACTAGCTGGGTTAACAATCCAAGACTTGATGCGTATTAGATATCTAGAGGAGTGAGTTATGAGCAGCATTAGATTGATATCGGCAATAAAAGGTAAGTTCAAAGTTTCCGCTCACAACATGCTTAAAGGCGTTAGGAGTACAGGTTACGACTGCGTGGTTACGTTCACCGAGAGCGACAACGGAGGCTGGATA